AGTTTTCTTCCCTACAAAGAGCCAAGCAATGTTTTATACCAGTTGTTAGGCGATATCGTAGAAGAAGGACGCAGATTTGCTTCCGCTGCTGACGTAAAAGCGGCAGATATGAACGCCGAAGCGCCAGTTGGTACGACTTTGGCGATACTAGAACGCTCTATGAAGGTAATGAGCGCCATTCAGGCCCGTTTACACGCCTCTATGAGGATAGAATTACGCCTTTTAAGCCACTGTGTAAGGGACTTTGGGCCAAAACAGTACCCATATCTGGAAGATAAAGACCCAATTGTCTCTGAAGACTTTGATGATCGCGTAGATATCATCCCAGTTAGCGATCCTAACGCTGGAACCATGTCTCAGCGCATTATGCAGTACCAAGCGGCCCTTCAATTGGCTGCACAGGCCCCAGAAATGTACGATATGCCGCTATTACACCGTCAAATGCTGGATGTTTTGGGCATTCAGGACGCAGATCAGATAGTGCCTACCGAAAAAGACATGAAGCCTACCGATCCGGTTAGCGAAAACATGGATATCATCAATGGTAAGCCAGTTAAGGCGTTTATCTACCAAGATCACGAGGCCCACATACAAACTCACATGGCATTAAGCCAAGATCCCCAAGTTATGGAGATTATGGGCAAAAGTCCTAACGCAAAAAAGGCAATCGCAGAGATGGCCGCACACGTTCAAGAGCATTTGGCGTTCCAGTACAGGCTTGAGATAGAAAAAGAGCTTGGCGTTGAGCTTCCGACCCCAGAAGAAAGCCTCCCTGAGGACATTGAGTTTAGAATATCAAGACTCGTTGCCCCAGCGGCAGCGCAGTTGTCTGGCAAATCTCAGAAAGAACAGCAAATGAAGCAGGCAGAGGAGCAGTTAAAAGATCCTGTTATTCAGATGCAGATGCAAGAGCTTAAGATCAAAGAACAGGACGTTCAAAGAAAAGCTCAGGCTGATATGGCTAAAATACAGCTAGATATGCAGAAACTTGAGCAGGATAGAAAGATAAAAACAGCGGAAATTGGTGCAAAAATAGCTGAAACCAATAGCAAAGAAGAGTTAGAATCCGCAAAGATTGCCTCTGAAGAACAGATTGAAGGCGTTAAGCTTGGTATTGAAATAGCCAAGCAGACGATGGGAGATGACAAATAAAAGAACTGGACATATTTGATTATTTAAGATCAAATATTAAAGAGCAGATAGAGAGTGTAGCCGATCACTTAAGTGCAGGCTCATGCAAGGACTTTGCAGACTACTCTAAATGTTGTGGAATCATACAGGGCTTACGCGAAGCTGATCGTGAAATCCTGGATGCTAAGGCCCGCTACGAGCAGGCCCAATAACGACCTAGGCGTTTTCCTAGTGCAGCGACTCCAGACGCTATTCTGGTGCGACGACTTTGGGCGTTTACCCAATGCAAGGAGAAGGTATGAGCAAAGTTGCTCAAATAGAAACCGAGTCTGATGAGACTCGAACTGCCAATCAACTCCCAGATCCAACAGGATATAAAATATTGATTGCATTGCCAGAGCCTGATAAGGAATTTGAAGGCGGCATCCTGAAGGCAAATAAAACATTACAGGATGAAGAGGTAGGATCGATAATCGGAATGGTTCTTAAGATAGGGCCTGACTGTTATAAAGATCCTCAACGATTCCCCAGTGGGCCTTACTGCAAGGAAGGAGATTGGATCATCATGAGATCTTACTCTGGAACAAGGTTCAAGGTTCACAATCAAGAGTTTCGGTTTATCAACGATGATAGTGTTGAAGCTGTTGTAGAAGACCCTAGGGGGATTGTAAAAGCATGAGTGAAAATCAATTAATCGCAGAAACCGAAGAGGTTGGGGATTCTCCTAGCGCCGAAGATAAATTTTTTGGTGTTAAAACAACTTTTGAAAAAAAGCAAAAGGTGGAATCAGAGCCTGAGTCTTCAGAATATGAATTTGAAGTCATTGATGACAGACCCAAGAGCGACAGAAGACCTCCAAGAAAGGATCAGCCCAAAGAGTTAAGTGACGAAGAGCTTGATAATTATGATGGCAACGTCCAAAAAAGACTAAAGGGTTTACGGTTTGATTTCCACGAAGAGCGCCGGAGAAAAGAGGAAGCTCAAAGAACTCGTGACGAGGCAATTAAAATTGCTCAGCAATTGTCAGGTAGAGTTCAAGAACAGGATTCCTTAATATCTCGCGGCGAAACGGCTTTGGTTGAGCAGATAAAGCAAAGAGCGCAAGCTTCACTGGATAAGTCAAAGAATGATTACAGGAAAGCTTATGAGGAAGGCGACACAGATGCTGTTGTCGAGACTCAGAGTCAAATGCTTAAGGCTCAGACTGAGTTAAATGACATCAATAGATATGAAAATAATTTAGCTCAACAACAGCCTCCGCAGCAAAACTTTCAACAGCAGCCGCAGCAATACAGACAGGATGTGGCTTTGCAAGCTGCTCAGAATGCTGCCGCACAGGAACCACAAATTCAGTTAACCGCAGAAGCTAAAGAGTGGGGTGATCAGAATACTTGGTTCATGGCTCCAGATAAGAAAGTAATGACTGCAACCGCCTACGGTTTTCATGAAGAAGCTGTAGATCTTGGGATCGGTGTAAATACAAAAGAATATTTTGATTACATAGATCAAGGAATGAGAAAAACACACCCAGATTTTGATTGGCCGGATAATGGCGACACAGATGGCGGTGACGCAACCGTGACGACCAATCAGCCTTCGACGGTGGTAGCACCTTCCGCAAGGAATAATGGTGCTAAACCGCGCAAAGTACGGATGACCGCCACTCAAGTAGCACTCGCTAAGCGGCTTGGGTTAACCAATGAACAGTATGCCAGACACGCTGAAATGATAAAATGAGGAGTCAATAATGGCAGAAGAGCGCACCCCTAGAGAAAGTGAAACGCGAGAAAATGATTCTTATCATCCATCTGATGATTGGGTTCCGGCATCTATTTTGCCTAGTCCAAATCCCCAACCTGGTTGGACATTTAGATGGATAAGAACAGATATTCTTGGACAGTCAGATAATACAAATGTATCCAGATCCTTCAGGGAAGGCTGGCAACCTTGTAAAGTTGACGACCATCCTGAGCTACAGATTATGTCTGATATAGGCTCAAGGTTTGAAGGTAATGTACATTTTGGTGGCCTGCTTTTATGTAAAGCTCCTGAGGAGAAAATGAAAGCAAGAACTAGGCACTACCAAGAAGTGGCAAGCACTCAAATGGAATCTGTTGATAATAATTACTTGCGTGAAAACGACCCTCGTATGCCCATGATGAAACCTGAAAGGAATACGAGAACAACTTTTGGTAGAAGTTAACCCTTTGTTGCTGGGTTGCTTCTATAATTAAAGGAGGTCATTTATGGCTACCAGCGCAACCCCAATGGGTGCTGAACCTACTGATACTCTTAGTGCGAGCGGCTCTTTCACCGGAAAAGTCAGGCACATGAGCATTGCTAGTGGTTACGGCACAGCCATTTTTTATGGCGATTTTGTTAAGTTAGTTGCTGCCGGAACGGTAGAGAAATCTGCAATTACAACGGCTGTCGTCGCAGGCACCGTTGGAATTTTTGTAGGATGTTCTTACACTGATCCAACTTCTAACCAGCTTACTTTTAACCAGCAATTCCCTGCTTCTACAGCAGCATCTGACATTATGGCATATGTTGTTGACGACCCTGATCTTGTTTTCAGGATGCAAGGTGATGGCTCTATTGCACAAACGGGACTAGGAAACAATGTTTCATTAGTTAGTACCGCTGGCTCGACCTCTATAGGTCGCAGCAAAAATGCAGTAGATGCTTCTACGATTGCTACTACTAACAGCTTACCTATGCGTATCGTTGAGTTTGTTGATGGCCCATCCAGCACAGTTGGTGACACCTATACAGACGTTTTAGTGACATATTTGCCACTAAGTCATGCATACGAAACCGCGCTAGGCGTTTAAAGGAGATTAAAGAATGGCTATTTCAAGAGCGCAAATGCTTAAGGAACTCCTGCCGGGACTTAATGCCCTTTTTGGTTTGGAGTATGAAAAGTACGAAGACGAGCATGATCTCATTTATGAGACTGAAAGCTCCGAGCGTAGTTTTGAAGAGGAAGTAAAGTTGAGCGGCTTTGGTGCTGCTCCTGTAAAAAACGAAGGTTCTGCAATCTCTTATGATTCAGCGCAAGAGTCTTTTACTGCACGATACAACCACGAGACTATTGCTATGGGATTCGCAATTACGGAAGAAGCGATGGAAGATAATTTGTATGACTCATTGTCTGCACGTTATACCAAAGCTCTTGCCCGTGCTATGGCGTATACCAAGCAAGTTAAGGCGGTTAATCCTCTTAACAACGGTTTCACCAATTCATATCAGTCTGGTGATGGGGTTAACCTATTCACTGCATCTGGTGACGGTGTTACTGGTGGTGACGGACACCCGCTAGTTAATGGCGGTAAAAATAGTAATCGTCCTGCTACAGCAGCAGACCTAAACGAAACGTCTTTAGAGAATGCAATTATTGATATTGCTGCATTTACTGACGAGCGTGGTTTGTTGATCGCAGCAAGACCAAGACGTTTAATTGTTCCCCCCGCTTTAATGTTTACAGCAGATCGTCTGCTTGAAACAACTCAGCGTGTGGCGACAGCAGATAACGATATTAACGCAATACGCAATATGGGAGCGATCCCTGAAGGCTACGCTGTTAATCATTATTTGACTGACAGCAATGCGTTCTTTGTTATCACTGATGTTCCTAACGGTATGAAGCATTTCAACCGTACACCATTGGAAACATCGATGGACGGAGACTTTGATACTGGCAACGTGAGATACAAGTCCAGGGAGCGATACTCTTTTGGAGTAAGTGACCCACTTGGAATTTACGGATCACCAGGATCTAGCTAACGGATTTGGGGGTGCTTTGCACCCCCTTTTCTTTTTCCTGACTAATAGTTCCACATGGAACATTAGACACTAGCCAAGACAGGAGACACATATGGCTAATACTACTTTCACAGGTGCTGTGCGATCTGAAAGCACCTTCAAAACTGTAAGCAAGAATTCAACTACTGGCGCTATTACTGAAGTTACTACTGTTGGTGACGGCCCTGTCAGTCTTTCTGACGGAGATGTAACGCTTACTAATGCAACTCATAGCGGCAGAATCTTACTTGTTCCAGACGGTGGACAAGATAA